GCCAGAACTAGTCAAGATCAACGATCCGCAGCAAGGAACTGATGATCAGGCTATCAGCAGGGTTTTAAATGATGTACGCGTCGGAACCTATGACGTCGTGATGGATACCGGCCCCGGCTACGATACCAGGCGCATCCAGGGCGTCGATTCCATGATGCAGCTCATGCAAACCCCGATTGGCGAGAAGGTCGCAGCCGTGGGCGACGACCTGATCGTGCGTCAGATGGATTTCAACGGGTCGGATGTACTGGCTGACCGCCTGGCCGCTGCGAATTCCATGTCGCAGGTTGACGAGCAATCGGAAATCCCGCCACAGGTGCAAATGCAGATCAAGCAGTTGCAGCAGCAATTACAGCAGGCTCAGCAGCAATTGCAGGCGCAGGAGCAGGTTATCAAATCCCGCTCCGACCTCAAACAAATGGAAGAATCAGCCGAGACGCAGCGCGAGCATATGCGGCTCACGGTCAAGGCGCACGATATCGAGACGCAGGACGCTACTAAGCGCCATGACATCGCCACAGAGACGCAGACGAAGGCGCACGATGCCGCCCTAGGCTATAAGAAGGCCGTGACAGTCGAGGAAATCAAAGGACAAATAGCTTTGCTACTCGCTCAAATCGGATCTGGCGAAGAGGCCAAAGATAACGCAATCGATTCAGCAATTTAACGTACCTACGCGATCGTAGGGAAAATCCACTTAATGGAGTGTGACCATGGCACATGATGGCAAGATTAAAGAGCAGTTGGATGCGATCTACGCAGATGAGCGGGCTATTTTGCAATTCGATATTTGCAACGATTTGTATAAAGCTCGCTTCAAAGAAAAAACATATTTTGTCAATGATTTCCACTCGATGAAAGAATGCGGAAGGATGGTTCCGAATGCGTTTTTTGACCTGTCATCAGTTCCATTCGCCGATGTAATGGGCGCCGGGCAAGGCGAGGAGATTGTCCATGTCTGATGCTCAAACCCCAGAAGTACGATCTGACGTGGTAGTAGTAACGCCCGACAATTTCGCGCAATACGTCGATGAAAAGATGGGCATCGTCGCCGATACTCCGGAGCAGATCGCCGAGAAGGAATTAGCCGCGCTCACTGAGACGAAGGCCTCTACCGATGCCGCAAAAATCGCCGAGGAAGACCCTACGCACGATGCTGGCGAACTCCCTGACGAGAAAAAGAAGGGCATCAACGAACGTTTCTCCAAACTATCGGCAGCGAAGCGGGCAGCCGAGGAAGCGACCACCAAGGCCCTAGCCGATGCTAAAGCCGCGACAGAGCGCGCCGAGAAGGTAGAGCAAGAAGCCGCTGAATTACGCAATAAGTATGAGCCAAAGAAAACTGAGCAGGACCCAGAGCCCCGCTTCGATCAGTTCAAGAATTTGGAAGAGTACACGTTGGCCGTAAAAGAATGGAGTGCCGACAATGCGCTGCGCCAACGCGAGAAGCAGATTGCCGAGGACGCCAAGAAATCGCAACAGGAGAAGACGATCGCTGGCTGGAATGATCGCCAAGCTGCGGTAAAGGTCGCTATTCCTGATTATGCCGAGACGCTCGCGGCGAGTGATTTAAAGGTTTCCAATGAAATCCGGGATGCGGTCATCGAATCGGATATCGGCCCGGAAATCCTCTACCATCTCGCCAAGAACCCGGAAATCGTCGCCGAACTGAACGCGATGGCACCGGCGAAGGCTCTGATTAAGTTCGGGCGCTTGGAAGTTGCATTAACGCCCAGCACCGAAAAGCCGACTGGATCTGCTAAAGTCGTCGAAGTTTCCAAGGCCCCAGCACCAATCACCCCATTAAAAGGGTCCTCGTCCGTGACTACCAATGGCCTCGACGCCAAAGGCGAGTTTCACGGGACTGCCGACGAGTGGCGCAGATTAAGGCAGTCTGGTAAGATAAAGTAATGGTAATATGCAATAAATAGCGGGGTTTTAAGGTCGTACCCGCCGACATATCAATATCCGCATGGCTGCGTCATCGGCCCGACACTCCGGCGTAACGGTGGAACATCCAAGAAAGCTCCTTGAGTCAGCAGAGCATGTGCAGTCCGGCATACTTTTCTTAACTTTTGGAGCTTTATCATGGCAACAGATACCATCCTCACGATGTCCCAGATCACCAACGAATCGTTGATGGTCTTGGAGAATGAAACCGTTTTCGCCGCCGGCGTCAATCGTAATTATGATGACTCGTTCGGCATCGACGGCGCAAAGATTGGCGATACACTGAATGTTCGCCGCCCTCCGCGCTTCATCGGGACCAGTGGTCCGAACCTGAATGTTGAAGATTTCAACCAAACTAGCATCCCGGTTGTCATCGGTAATCCAGCCAAATACGGCGACCAATTCCACGTCGATGTTGCGTTCACCACCAAAGACCTGAAACTGTCCCTTGGCGCATTCAGCGAAAACGTCGTCAAACCAGCCGTTGCGGCGATTGCCAATCGCATCGACTATATCGGCCTGCTGATGGCTAAAAACTCAGTGGCTAACATCGTCGGCACGCCCGGCACGCCGAATTCGTCTCTGCTTACCTACCTGACAGCCGGTGCTTACATGACCGCCGAAGCGACCCCGCTGAAGGGCAATCGTTCGATGGTATTGGAACAATTTGGCGGCGCAACAATCGTCGATTCGCTGAAGGGCCTGTTTATCCCGAACGACAAAATCGGCGCGCAGTTCCGCAGTGGTCTGATGGGGCGCGATTCTGCCGGTATGGATTGGGTGACTGATCAGAACGTACAGAATCAGACCTTTGGCTCTTGGGCTGCATCTACTGCTGGAACTTTGACTGGATCGACCAGCGATACTGGCATCTTGACATCAGGCTGGGCTTCAACCAGCACTATTACCCTGACTCAGAGTGCTACATTGACACTGAATCAAGGCGATGTGATTAGCATGGCGGGCCTGTATCCTGTCAATCCGCAAAATCGCCAAGTATATGGCACAAAACCACGGACATTCGTCGTTCAATCGACTGCGACCGGCACGGGTAATGGCACTTTCACTGTGACCGTAGCGCCAGCAATCATCACAGGTGGACAGTTCCAAAACTGCTCCGTGGTGACTGCCAGCACTACCGCAACCGTTACCCCATATAACATCGGGGTTTCGGGCGCAGGAACTACTTCTCCACAAAACATCCTTCATCACAAAAATGCTTTTACCTTGGCAATGGCCGATCTGCCGATGCCTCGCGGTGTAGAATATGCTGGCCGTGCATCGAGCAAGGAAGGCGGCATGTCGATTCGTGTGGTGACGCAGTACACCATCAATAACGATCAGATGCCAACTCGTTTCGATACGCTATTTGGCTGGGCGCCCCTTTACCAGGAAATGGCGTGCAGGGTCGCTGGTTAATGGCTGCCCCTGCGGGGGCATTTTTGAATTGATTTAGGAGAAATGCAATGGCAACTTCCACCAATCCAGGCCCAGCAACCACGGTTCGCTCGCCTACCCAAACTCTCAACTCTAACCAAGCGATTCGCTTGATCGGCGTCGCCAAGGGCGTGAGCCTGAATGCTGTCGCCGATACGGTCATCCCAACAATTGATACCAGTGCGTTCAGCGTCTCGCAAGTCATCGTCACTAATGCATCAGCCAGCTTGGCGCAAGCTGCTGGCGCGCTTTATACGGCCCCTGCTGCGGGTGGCACTGCAGTGGTTTCACCAGCAGCACTTTCTGCCTGCACTACTTCGCTGAAAATCGCTTCGATGACCGTGGCATCCACTGACAACCCAGCTGTGAACAATCTGTATTTCCGCTGCACCACCATCAATACGGCGGCTGCGACCTGCGATGTTTATGTGTATGGCTACGATTTTTCGTAATCACAATTAACCCCGCTTTGGCGGGTTTTTAAGGAAAGCGAAATGTCGAATTCAAAAACTTTAGGCGTCGCCTACACGGACCAGGCAATCGTTGGCGGGTCGGTGGATAACTCCCCGATTGGCGCAGTCACGCCAAGCACTGGCGCATTTACTTCCCTGTCTGGATCTTCGTTCTCAGGGAGCGGAGGTCAAATGGTTAGCAATGATCCAATCGATGTTTATGCCCCTGTCGCAATTAATGCGACGGCTACAGCTACGGCTGCACAAGTAGCTGCTGGTTATATAACATCGACATCGGCCGCAGCCACCACGATCACTTTGCCGACTGGTACGCTGCTCGGTGCCGCGCTGGGTGCCAAGCAAGGTACGGTCTTCAATTTGTATATTGATAATACTGCCGGGGCAAATACCGTAACGATGGCGGTTGCGGCCAATGGCATCCTATCTGCCGCTGCCGCTGCTGGTTCTGGAGCTGGTGCTGGCCTCCTGACAGTCCCATCTGGAGTGACTGGACAGGCATGCTTTACGCTGATGTTTTCCAGCGCTACAGCCTATACTTTCTCACGGTCGGCATAATGTCAGCGACCGATACCTTCAACCCATCCGGAAATAATACGGTCAGTATTTCCGGGTCTTCGACGTCCGGATCGGCGACGCTTACGAATCCCATCGCAGGTAACTCACCGAACGTGCGCATTTATAATGCCGGCCCGAATACCGCATTTGTGCGATGGGGCATCGGTACGCAAACTGCCATTGCGGCTACGGATATCCCGATCCCGGCTGGAGCTATTGAAAACTTCTTCAAAGGCCAGTCGGACACCTTCGCGGCGATCTGCGCTGCGACGCAGACGGCAACGATCTATTTCACGCCTGGATCAGGGGTATAGCATGGGCCTGCGCGCTATTGCAAGCCCATCGTTACCGCTCTCCGTTGCGAACGGCGGGACAGGTGCATCGGTACTGTCCGGGAATACAGCAGCGCGTCCTGCATCGCCAGCGGTCGGGCAACCATACTACGACACTACCCTTGCGTTACCAATCTGGTGCAAATCCACCGGGCCGTCTGTCTGGATAAATTCTGCGGGAGTAACGTCATGAGGCGAATTTTTGCTTGTCTTTTGCTATTTTTTTCAGTTGCGTGTTATGCGCAATTCTCAGTGCCGAATGTTGCGCAGTTTGATAAGAGCGCGAATGCGGCGAATACAGCATGGGTGACGCAGCAATCTGGAAATTACTCCAACTCATTTATAGCAAGTATTTCTGGAACTTTGCCCTTGACCGATATGGGGGCCGTCATCGTTGTCACATCATCGGGAACTACTCAAACTCTTCCGATAGCCTCATCTACATCGGCTGGGTCATCCGTAACGATAGAATCCTTTTTTCCAACAGGATCCACCACAGTCACCATCACCGGTGGCATTAATTTGATCTACGGCCCTACTGCCGTGGGGGCGACCACATTTGTTTTAAATGCCGGCGAATCAGCGACATTCACTACTGATCAATATCTGCAATGGGTCATCAGTAACTACACATCAACTGTCGGTGTATATCAGTCGATATTGCAGCATTCCGCGCAAGAGGTAGATAAGAGCTACACATTCACCATTCCCACGACAGGCCAGACCATCACCCTTGCGACTGGCACTGAGACGGCGATCATCGCTCCAGCCGGCACGCTCGCGGCGCTGACGGTGACACTGCCAGGCTGCACGGCTGGCTACGACGGTTCAATTGCACGATTCTCCAGTTCGCAGATCATCACGACGCTGACGGTCAACGCTACCAGCGGGTCAGTCGCTGATGCCCCTGCGAGCCTTGCGGTTGGAGGTGGTGGCGGGTATATCTGCCGAGGCTCAACCACTACTTGGTATCGGCTATATTAAATGACTACCCAGCCAATCGCCATCATTCAGAGCGCGTTATCCGGTATCGGCGCGCTGGCACCGGGCGAACCGCTTGACCCTGCATTGGCGCAAGATGCATTCCTGATGCTGAATGACATGCTTGATGTGGAATCGAACAATGATTTCATGGTGGTGAGCATCAGCGAGATTATTCAAAATATCGGAGGCGGTGGCACAGCCTGGACAATTGGCCCAGGCGCGCAAATCAATGTGGCGCGCCCGCTCAGCATCAATAGCGCCTTTGTGCGCGTTTCCAGCCTCGATTATCGTGTTGCTGTAATCAATGTTGAACAGTACGAACTGATCGGCCTCAAGCAATTGAATGGGCCATGGCCCCGTGCTGTCTATTATCAAAGCACGAGTCCCATCGGTACGCTGAATTTCTGGCCGAATCCCTCGTCGGGAGAGATCCATTTATTTGTGAATCAGCAGTTCACCAGCTTCGCCACGATCAACGATACAGTGCTTTTTCCGCCGGGGTACAACATGTGGATGCGGTGGCAGCTTGCATTGCTGCTGATGCCAGGGTATGGAAAAACTGATCCATCACTCGCCTCAATGGTAGAGAAAAATATCACTAAGGCGAAGGCCGCGATCAAGCGCACCAACATGAAGCCGCTTCAGTCGGCGCAGTTCGACCCGAATATCTGCGATTCTCGGCCTCGTGATGCCGGCTGGTTCCTGCATGGGGGATTCGCATAATGCCTAACTTCGATGGATTCGTCGGCGGGGCATATGAAGCGCCATCGATCTATCAGGATGCGCAGGAATGCATCAACTGGTATTGCGAGATTGACTCTACCAAGAAAGA